GAGGTGCCGGGCGTGTTGTCGAACTCATAGGCATATGTCATGTGTCTATTAAATTCGTTCCAAACATATAGATAATTCGGGCCACATGGACCACCGCAACTTGTTGACGTTTGTGGTGTGAACTCCAATTTTCCAGCAGCGTCGGTCGCTATTGTGCCAAGGTAGGTTGCCTCATATTGTGCCACGTTTATCGTCGCCGAATTTGATGTTCTGCATGTCATAGCCGATGCGTTGCTGTTCGTGTATTCGCCGTTGTATCTAGCAAGGCTCCCGGCGGACGTTCTTGTATTAGAATCCGTCCATGCAGGCCCTGTGCAGAGTACCGGCACGCCGCCGCTTAGAGTGGCGAACACGTCGTAGACGCTATTGGCCGACCACCCCGACCCCCACGTCCCTAGCGTTAGACCGACGGTGTCGGTAGGACCAGACGTGAACTGGTAGTTCGCTTGGGTGCTGCCGTTATAGATGGAGACAAACGGCGAGACATAAGGGGCGTAATAGAGGGATGTGGCCGAGGTTGTGTTTCCTACCATTACGGGGCCACTTGCCACCAGCGTCAGCCTGCCTCCGTGTTCCAAGATGTTGGTAACCGTGCCGCCGCCACCGCCAGAAAAAGTCGTCGAACTAGCAGCGGTTAGGCGCCCTTTGGCGTCTACAGTAAAGATTGGGATGTGAGTTGAATCGCCGTATGATCCAGCGGTTACTGCCGTGTTCGCAAGCGTCGTCGCGCAAGAGCCTGACGCAGTTGTGATATCGCCTGTTAGCGCCGGGAGCTGAGCGCAAGCTTCCAGCCCAGCAATATTGGAGAACGCTATTTGCGCCCCGCCGATCTGATAATTACCAGAATTAAGATTGAGCCCACCGCCGCTAGGCAAAGTGAGAAGTACGCCATAGGCGCCACCGTTTATCGAATCGCTCCAAACCAGATTGCCAGTTGGGTTAGCCGCCCCCTGAACCGGCTGTAGTTCTTCGATGAAATCGACCGATTGGCTGCCTGCGGTTGCGTTTGTCTTCCAGCCCTGCCCTGTCCAATGCACACGCGGCGCCCATTTCTGGGCGCCAGCGCCTGCTGCCGTCGGGTTTGCCAGTAGCAGCCCGTCCGTGCTTATTGCCCCAATCGACTGGGATTCGTTGATAGGCCCAGAAAGGCCTAGATTTACCAGAGTCCCCACGCTCGTTAGCGATGATGCGGTAACGCCAGATGCGAGCATCGAGCCGGTGAGCGTGCCGGCTGCTGCAGCAGCAGCAGGTCCACCAACGGTCGACCAAGCCGTTCCATTAAACCATGCGAGGCACTTTATGCTCCCGCCGCCTGTGAAAGCCACGCCCACCGGCGGGCATGCCGTTGTTTGATCGGTTATGATGACCTCTTGGCCAATCGTTGGCGTCAAGGTCGTCAAGCCTGTTACGGTGTTCGCACCAATCCCGTAGATATTTTGAAGTGTCGTTCTCGTCCCGTTGTTGTTCTGAAGGTCTTGCGTCGACGCCCAATAAAACGGCTGTCCGGCTTGCCCGACTAGGACGTTTGGGTCAGTGGAGGTATAGAGATTTCCTATCGACGTACCATAAGACGGACCGCCGGCTTGAAATATTTTAAGCGCCTTTCCTGTATCCTGCCCTATTATATTTCCGATGAGATTAATGGGGCCGCCGCTCCACCATTTTACGGCATATCCATCAGCATTTAGATTATTGCTCGCCCACCTATTCCCAATCAGCATCACCGGAGATCCGGATGAGTTCCACAGGGCAGACGGCTGTTCTACAAACCTATTCCCGCCCTCAAAATTGCCACCAGAAATAATAAGCACATCGTTTGGCTGGCCTATATAAAAATCAGCTTCATGAGCGTTTGTCCCGCCGCCGCCATACCAAGCAAAACTGCCGCCCTCCGTCGAGGTTCCAAGCGCTGTTGTAACGCCATACAGTCCGGTGCCACTAACCGCGCTGTAGGAGCAATCGAAGAAATTATGCCCCTTCGACTCGCCGTGCTCAAAACTCCACGCAGCCGTTCCAAAATTGGTAATAAAAACTTTCTCGAAAAGGCTCGTGTCGTTGCCGGCGTCTATTCCACCCGAGCCCTCAACAAAGGCAAATCCCTTATCGATCGCCGATGTAGTCCCGTTCATGATAATATCGCGATATGTATTTGTTCCCGTCGACCCTGACGGCCCGGCCTCGGATTGGATACCTACCGCCAATGGATTGGTAGCAGACGCTTGAATTTTAAACGCTTCGAAAACGGAGTGCTGAAGATTGCGTATCCGAAACATTGGCGTGGTGGTCGAGGCGCCAGTCCACAAAAACTCTGTACCTAAAGTGCTCACAACCCCCTTGCCTTGGCCAATGAAATTAATGACGGATATAGAGCTGGGTGCTATGGCAACGGTGGAGGAAACAAGACACACCCCCCTTGGGGCCTCCAAGGTGCCGCCCGTCGCCACAACAGCGTTGAAAGCGGTCTGAAGTGCCGATGTGTCATCCGTCACGCCATCGCATTTGACGCCGTAGTTTGTTGCGTAAAGCCTTGGAAGGTTGGTGATCTCAGACAAAGGGATAGACGGAGTAACGGCGCCCGAGGCCGTCATTAGTCCCTTGCCGTTCGATGTGAACGTGGGGATAGAGTTTGAACCGCCAAACGATCCTGGGGTGCTATTCACTGTCGCCAGGACGGTGGCAAGAGTACCGCCAGCTGTCGTGATGTCGCCCGTAAGCGCAGGGAAATTCACCGCTTGGAGCAGAGTTTCGCCACTCACGACCGTGCCAGCAGCGGCGTAATAGGCTATTTGGTTTAGGGCTCCCGCGCTGACAGTGCCGCCGCCGCCACCAATCGTGCATGCGCCTCCAGCATCCACCAGATCCAAGCTCGCGCCGATGGAGACGCAGTGCCCATTTGTAAGAGCGCCACTAACTGTACCAAAAACTGTCGTGCTGCCAGAGCGCGTTCCTTGGGTAAGATTGCCAGTGCCATTCCCTAGAATTGGCAGGTTCGCCGTGAACGTGCCAACTCCGGTGCCGCCAAGGGTTACAGGGACAGCGCCGCCAGTTAAGGTCAGTGCGGACGCCGAAGCCGTACAAGACGAGCCTAGCGTGCACAGGACACCATTGACGGTCGTCGACGCACTTGATAGCCCAAGCGTCGTGCCCGAGAACACAAGCGGAGATAGTATCGTGATTGGCGTTGCCGCAGCTGGAGACCCGGTTGGATTGCCAAGGAGCGTATCGGCCGCGATGTTAGATACTGTCCCCGCAAGATCTGCCACTCCGATCGCTCGGAGGGTCAGGTAGCCTGTTCCGGAAACTGGTGTAGCCCAGAAGAGATTGGGCGATTGCGCTGTGCCCTGGGCGAGCGCTCCTTGCGACAAAAGAAGGAGCGCCGCGAATGAAGCGGCAAAAACCCTGGGATGCGGCACGAGAGGAGCCTTACTGGAACGTGGCGTACAGCCCCCAGGCCTCCCCAGTATTTCCTACAGTTGCGGTGCCATATGAAGACGGCAGAACTGAATTGCCTGATGTATCGTAGTAGTAAGTTCCGCTGACGTAGTCTCTTTCTAATGGCACCGAAGTTCCAGCCGTACCCAACACAACAGGCCAGAAAACCTCCCCACTCGTGAGTGACGGATGGGTGGTAGTAGCAACTGTGTTCCATCCGGCAACAAGTGACGTTGAAGCCGTGGTCGCAATTAGCGCACCAGGTTTACCGCCGCTCCCGGTGGCGTCGTAGACACCAAGGATTCCGGTCACAGCCCCAGTTAGATAGACAGATACCGATTGAATAGCCCCCGCTTGCGGCATCGTATAAGGGCCATTCGCAAGCACATAGGTGAGGGCCGGAGTCTCTGCGCTTGCTGTTGGCGTGGTTGTGTAGCCGACGTTGAACCCAACTAATTGGCACGCAAAGACATTACTGAGCTGCGTGTAGCCGGTCGCGCATTGGGCATTTGCCGCGATGGTAAGCCCCAAAAATGCGATGAAAGAAATAAGAAGTCTGTTCATTGTGTTCCTCTTAGCAGGTATGCGGACTAGACGGCACGGTGCCGGTATGCGGAAGAGTGAAGCCGGGATAGCCCCATACGCCTGGGATGCCCGAAAACGTCACCGGCGGAGTCGCGGCCAGGCTCCCGGCCCCGAGCGTGTATGCCCAGCATGTAAGTGATGGGTCTTCTGAAACTGGGCTGCTGTCTCCGGAAGTGCTGAGCGTCCCGGAGCCGTAATTGTGATATGCATTGTTCGCTACGGTCACCGTCCCGCTCGTCCCGGTGTAGCCGCCGGCGGCTCCGTTGCTGATGACGATGTTGTTTTTGAATGAATTGCCGGTCACCGTCGAGCAGCTTGACGATTGCTCCCGCAGGATCGGCATTCCGAGCGTGGCAAGATCAATCAAGTTCCCAGAGACGACATTATGGCTGCCCCCGTGGATCATGATGTTATTGCCACCATTCTTCCCGGTTAGGACGTTTCCCGTGACGGTATTGTTTGAGTCGCAGTCATCCATATAGATGGCCGCGCCCCAGCCGGATATCGCCGCATCGAACACGGCGCCGTCGTGAACGTAGTTGTTCTTGATCCGCTTGTTCGTCGATGTCTGCGCCAAGTCATCGACATATATCGCGCCGCAATCCTGTAGCGAGACGCATGTCTGGTAGACGACATTGTTCTCTATGTCGAGATTGTTCAGGTCACCGTTCGCATTGGTGAATGCGATGCCGAATGATGCCATGTCATGAACGACATTGTTCGTGATCGTCGCACCGGTGCATCCATAACATTGAATGGCCGCCTCGTTCTGCGTACTCGTGCAATTGCCGGAGTTCACTACGCAGAACCCGTTCGAGACAATATTATTGGTCACCGTCAGTGTGTGGTTGCCGCCGCCGCTCGATATCCCGGCATAGCGGAAATGATGAAGGTTCAGGCCATTGATCGTGACACCGGTCGTGTTGCCGACGAAGAAGATGTCATATAGCCCGGTCGAGTCGGAGGTCGCGCCGCCGGTGATGTCAGCACTGTCGTAGCCATCCGGCGGGTAGTATGAAAAGGTCAGGTTATTGTCGCCGGCCGCTGAGGACATGCCAACCGCGCAAGTGGTCGTCCCGTTGCAGATAGAGGCGTCGGCGGCAGCGGGCGCATAACTGCCGCCCCGGACATAGCAAGTCTTTTTGGTCCCACTCGCCTCCATAGACACCTTGCATTGATGAAGCGTCAGGAATGGTGAGGCCAGCGTGCCAGCGTTGGAATCGTTGCCGGTCGTCGAGACATAAAAGGCGGGAGCCAGCGGTGCGGCCGAAATCTGAAGAATTACGGCGTGGTCGCTCAGTGTCAGTGGGATGGAAGAGGTTCCAGCGGTGAACGATACTGGTGATGTTCCAAGCGTGGTATCGAACATCGCCACGTTCGCCGCGCTGCCGAGAGTTACGGTGATGCTATCGGTTGTCCCCGACGTTGTCTGTTCATCCCAGATGACTAGATAGAAGTCACCATTGACCTTTTGAAGGAGCATGTCGTGGACGGTCGATGGTTCGCTTGCAATAGAGTAGACAAGCGATCCAGGCGTAAAATTCCCCGTGTCTTGCAAAATAGTGGTGAGGTTGTGGAGGTAGGTTGCTCCGAGCTTCGCAACATTATTGGAATCGTAGAGTCCCTGATTGCCGGTCGATCCCTGCGCGTCAACCATCTCGTAGATGAACGTCCACGCGTTGCCTCGCTTGTATCCGTCAAGGTATGTCAGTTCGATGATCTTGCCTTGGTAGTCGACGGTCGAGCCGGTAGTTGAACTATCCCAGCCAGTCTCCGACGAAATGCGCGGCACTCCCGGCGCCTGACCGGTCGAGTAGCCGTTGAAGTGGCCGCTCCAGGTGACGATCTGATCGCCGTAGAACCCATCCCAGCAGCTGTTGAGCAGCTGGTCCATCGCCTGCCATGCCTGGTTCGCTACGCGGGAGCTGAACACGCCGCACGAGCCGTTGCCCTGCACATAATTGTGAACGTTCGCATAATCCGCATAAGCGGTGTTCGCCGCCATCAGCGTCACAGCCGAGGCACCCGCGCATGAGCTGTTCAGGACTAGGCACTGAAGGCCAACGTTATTGAATTCGCCGCCAGTTTCGGACACATTGAAGACCGGGAACGCGCTAAGCGACGATCCCTTCATGGCCGTATCTAGATCCCTTTGGAATTGAGCGACAGGAACCCATGTGATTCTGTCACCGCCGGCGTTTCCGCCATAGGTGATAGAGAAATTGTTGGGCTCGTTCGGGCCTTCGGCGCCCATGAACGCCCCGGCGGTGTTAAGCGTGGTTCCCTCAGACACGATCGTCGAAGGAGCATCTGCGAGGATGTCCATCTTGACGCCCGGATAGGTGCTAGATGCGGTATTGTTGTGCAGATTTACAAGGCTCGTGGAAGTGTAGTAGTCGCGCGCGTTGCGGACGCCGGTGAAGGTGAACTCTGGCTCATAAGCTGCCTCGGAGAAGCCCTGGCTGATGTGAATGTTCATCCCAAGAGAGCCGAGGAAAGTGTTCGCCGGGATAGCCGTCACGCCGCTGCCGTTTGGCACGCAAATCGAGACCGCAGAGACCGGCGTATATCCGGACGCACATTCCGCAGATGCTGGGCCGCCAAGCACGCAAATCGGTATAATCGCAAGAGCGGTACCAGCAGAACACGCCGCGCGAACTGGCGAAGCAAGAGCAAGGAAAAGAGCTACAAGAAAATATTTCATTACATCCTCATGATTGAACCGGCTGGTCGGAGGAAAAAACTCTCCACACACCCTGAAAATAAACTGGGCACCCAGTACCAGCGCCAGTCAGCTCGCCTACCTTGAGGCCGTTGGTTGCCATTGCGGTGCTACCGGCGGTCGGTGCCACAGGCAATGAAGCCACGGCGAATAAGCCGAGATAGTTGCCACCACCGCTGCCGCCGCCAGGCGCCTGCCATGTTGGCGGTACCCCCGACCCCTCTGTCGTGAACACATAGCCAATGGGGCCGGGCGCTAGGATATCCCAGTTAGTAGGGCCTCGATAGAGAACATCGCCAACCGCAGGTGTGACCACGCCCGATGTGAATGATGTCGCGAGAAGGTTACCAAGAGCATCGATCGCGAACGATGCCGCTCCGAAAACTGCGCCGCCAAGCCCAGACAGAAGCCCTGATACGCCCAGCGTACCAGTGACGGATGTGTTGCCGCTATGGCTAATGCTGGTTGCCGTATCTGTGATAGTCTGCACGGCCTGTCGGATGATGTTTCCGCCGGACTTATGCGTCATATCCCCGTCAGACGTATGGGATATCGATCCGCCCTGATTATTCTGCTTGGTAGCAGAATGCTTCATATCCCCGCCGGTCGCGGCATGTGTGATATTGCCGCCGGTTTTGTCCTGTTGCGAGGCGACGTCCTCGATGCTGTTCCCAGACATCGTTCTGGTGGTTGTGGCCTTCTTGTTGAGATAGCCTGAATGGAAGATACCATCGCTCGGCGAAAAGCGCCTATTGCTGGCAGGATTAGCCTTATCTCGCTTTGCTATATTCGAGCTTATGTCGCGGTCATGAATTATTAGAGATCCAATATCTCCTACCGCTGGCTCCATAATCAGGGCATGCGGCCCATTCTGGAACCTAATATACGGCCGCCCGTATACAGTTCCGTGATCGGTCGCCTTACCCCCTCCATCCATTTGATTAGTAAGCAATTCAACATCGACAGTGCCAGCTTGTCCGTCCTTGCCTGGATTAAACTTTACAACCTTCGCTGCCATGATCGTGCGGATGCGGCCTACCACCTGCCGCATCTGAAAATAATGCATATTGAACCCGGAACCGTCGTCAGTGATCCCGATCTGACCGGTATCAGCGCCGGCCATGTTACGCCTGATCTCCAGGAGGCTGTTCCATTGAACTCGCGTTGAACGCCTTTACTATGCTAAACCACCTGCCATGCGGGGTTACCGCGTCTAACTCGTGGACCAGATTAGTAATAGTCCAGCTACCATTGGCTGGAGTAAGCTCGCTTTGCACCTGGATTTTCCCACCGAGCTTAAGGGATGGGTTAAACAGCATCGTAACAATTATCCCGCCTTGAAAAAACGCCGGATACCCAACCATCCCAGTATCCTTAGATACTATGTTCGATCCGGCCGCCTCTTGTCGCGATTGGCCCGTTGGCCAAATAGCCACCGTACCTTTATCGATTGTCCACTGAATTCCTGCGTGCTCGGCTAACTCCAGCATTTGCTGCCGGTAGGATCCGGACAGATACAGGTTAGATAACTTAACATTAACGTTGCTGTTCTCGAACTGCAGATTCATTTTCTTCGCAATCTGCTGCGCAATCGTCGCTACATCGCCGGAACCCTGCACACTTGTGACCTTTGACGGCATCACGGCCTCAAATGCGCCACCCATTGCATCAATTCTAAAACACACTTCCGGCATGTTCTGCGCGTCTGTCCAGGCTACAATTATTGTTCCCTGAAATATCAGGGACATGTTGCTAGAAGAGTCCCCCGCCTGAACGCTGATCTTGTTATTTTGGACGACGTTTAGATTCGTTCCCAACGTTGTAAGAGAGTTCATCTCTGAAAGCGTCATTCCGTATATCGAGATGTGGGCATGTCCAAATGACACGCCGCCGGCGTCAGTAATTTCGCATGAGGATCGGAGGCCAGAATGTGTAGTCATGCCGCCACCACTCGCCAGGGAAATGGTGTACGTGATGGCTTTCTGCGTGAATGACACTAAAACGGCCTTATGTCACAATGCCAGCTACACCTTCAGCCATTTCTTGATATGCCGCCTGCGCAGCCAGAACTTCTTCTGGGGTGAGATACACAAGCATGAACCTGGTCCCTAGCCCTGTATAGATCGGATTAGAGGTGCCTTGCGTATCGACGAACGCAAGATCGCCGATGAACCCTAGATATAGAGAGCGCACGATCAGATTTATGTTCTGGCATATTTGGCCGCCGATTATTAGCGACGGAAGGGGACCGCTAATTGCGTTGGTAGAATAGAGATCGAGGAAAACCCCATAGAATTTTTGATAAACATTGATCGTGCATTGCTGCGTGCCGAGTGAGACGGCCAATGTTTGCGACGGAATTGCCTGGAGCGGGATTATCTGCATTTATGTGAACGCCGGAAATGTACCTAGATTGCCAGCGTTACCGCCCGGTAGTCCGGCGCCTCCACCAAGAGTCCCGATAGAGTTAGTTGCGGTAACTCCTGGCACCGTGCCCAAATCAATCGGCTGGATCGATCCGTCATTCGTCGGCGAAGCGCCGCTTGGCTGTGCGGTATTGTTCTGAGATGAACTGGTCACCATGACCTGCTCAAGCCATACATCGATTTCGATCAAGCCAACGCCTCTGGTTGAGGTCCTTCGATAATCAAAGTGCTTGATGTTGCAGCCGATATAAATAGCCTCTGGCGAGGCCGCGTCATACAACGTCAGGTTACCGGCTATCGCCTGCACCGACGCCAATAGCGCCGCCCTATTTGCTTCTGAACCTCCGGCAACAAACCTGAATCTCGCATCAAACGGCGTAAAGACTTTGTCGTAGCTCCGAAACGCGCCGCCCTCGACCGGGAAGTCACTGAGTACCCATTCCTGCCGATATTCGAACGCGGCTACAGTGTCCGCAGTGACAACTGGGATGCCGTTCTGGAAGATTCCCCATTGCTCTTGGAAGACGTTGCTGAAATACGTGAACGTGTCAGCCGTCATGAGCTGAAGTGTTGCCATGACATTTGTCCTTGACAGCGCGGGGCAAATGCCCCATATCTAGATTAGAAGAAAGAGAACGATAAACATGAGGAAGATAATCATTATAATCGCGGTGGTCATGGCCCTTCCAGCAATGGCAGACGGCACTCTGCTCCACGGCAATCGCGATCACCGCCACGACGACAATGTTGGCCGTGACGATGGCTTCCGTGGCTGGCGGGACCAGAACGGCTTCCTGCACGGAAATTCCGAAAATCCGAACATGCGCGGCACGGTATACTGCTGGGCTAATGGTGTATGGATATGCCCATAAAAGTAGAGAGATAGATAAAATGAGGAAGATAATTCTATTTGCCGTCGCAACGATCCTGACAACCGCCCCGGCTCTGGCCGCTTCGTCACAGAAGTCAAAAGATATGATAGCCGTATATAACTCACTTGATGAAGGGTGCCGTGGTGGCCATGGCGATGATCCGGCAACAGACCGCGCTTGCGACGCACGCAATATAATTTCTAAATCGCTGCGTAAAGACGGGTATTGTTACCAACTAGAAACCGGCTGGAATAAGTGTCGCTAAGCTAAGCTATAATTCCCATGCATAGCATAACTTGTCCGATCGATCGCATCTTTGACCGCTTTCGCGATTTCGTGCGGATTACCCGAGCTTGAGTTAATAGTTATATGCGCTTGATGCGAGTTGTTCGTCGTCGCATTGCTAGAGCTTGGAGACCCGCCAGATTTTGGGAAATAGTCATGGAACTTAACAGCGTTCGGATCAAAGCCCGGCTTGTGTGGATCGGTCTGGCCTGACGTTGTCGCTGAGCCGCCGCCCTTGCCTATGCTACCAATGCCTCTTGCCGTTTTGTCCGTGAAGTTATCTCGCCCAGTTCCACTATTGTATCCTTCGGCCCTTTCGAACATGCTGGCCCCGGTTGCGGCCTCGTCAGCTGTTTTGGCAGCATTTAATTTGCTTAACGCTGCACCCTCTGGGCCGTGCAGTTCCTTGACCGCATGATCAAGCTGAGCATCAAAGTCTGGGTTCCCCCATAGCGCTCCGGCTCTAGCGCGGCTCCATTGACCAATCCCATAGTGCCCGCCGCCTATTGCATTCTGAGCGGTTGGCCCCCCTGTAGCCTCAACATTCATCCACCTAGATACGAGCGCCTTAGCACCTAGCTCAGACACCCCTCCCGCCTGTAATTTCTCAATTGCATGTGAAACCCTATCAGCAGTCCACCATCCTCTCGTTCCTGGCGATGACCCACCACGATCTCTCCCTGAAGACGTGCTACGATTACTGCCATATCGTCCAGACTCGCCGCCGCCCGTAGACTTCGGCGTCGACCCATAGCCAAGACCTTCAACGATAGCGCCACCAGTTGTGCCCGCATCGCCGAAAGGAGGATGGCCGAAAACGGCTCCCCATATCTCATTGAAGCTTTTCTTAAGCCACAGGAACACACTGGAGAATGCTTGCTGAAACATGCCTAGCAAGAAGGAACCAGACTGCCCGATCTTATTGCCGAACTCGCCGAAGGCGTGCTCCATCTGATCAAGCATTTCACGCCAATGATTATCGACATAGGCAAAGTCAGGCTCGAATATATCTACCAGTTTATGCCAGCCAGCCGTTACCTGGTGTAAGAACGCATCGAACTTAACATACCCTATAACGAGCCAGTTTCCCCAGTTCGTTGCTGATCGTTGCAACCACTCATTAACACTCAATATGGCCGGAGTTAGGATTGATCCTATCACTCGCCCAAGATAGCTGCCAGACTGCGCCGTATCGGCGTAAGATTTCTGCAACTTTTGCGCATTAGCTATATTCCCAGCCTCGGCGATGCCCCTCTGTTTCTGCTGTTCAAGCAGCTGCTTATTAACCTCCCGCCCCCTCACCAAAACGTTAAACAGCGCTTCATTGATGCCAATCATCTTGGCAAGTTGGAGGGCAACAGCCGGGCCTTCTTTATCGGAAATCCTCTTCAGATTGTCCGAAAGATCGAACATCGACTGATCAAGCGGCTTGCTCCAATCCATCGCCTTGCCACCTAGCGCAGCAATCTTGAACCATCCCTCTGCAAACTGCTCAGAAATATGCCCAAGTTTAACGTTTGCAATGCTGGCCGAAAGAGCCTGAATCGATGACGTTGCGTCCTCGGCCTTACCGCCAGATTCCCTTACGACGTTCTGCCACTCGGAAAGGGTGTCTGTCGATACCTGTAAGTTCCGCGCTGATCTACCAAGCGCGGCATCAGCGTCCGTAATGTATTGGACAAATTCTCTTGCTGCCTTTCCGCCCATGAGCATTGTGGCGAAAAGTCCTAAAAGCTTAACCGTCGAGTTACCAACCGCTTCGCCAAACTTGGCGGCTTGCTTCTCGATAAGCTTGCCTTGCTTATCAAATTCTTCGGCGGTTTTCTTAACAGCCGCATTAGCTTCCTTCTGGCCTTTGGTAATTTTGGTGGTATCGAATCCTAGTTCGAGAAAGAGAGAGTCGATGATGGTGGCCATCTAATCTCTCTTCTGCTGCTTGGCCATTATGCGCTGGTTAGCGATGTCAATCATTACGATCTCGATAAGATCGTACATGTCTTCGGTGCCGTAGATTGTGCTTAACTCGTGGAGCGTCGCTTTCCCCGAAGAGACGACGAACCCGATTGAGCGGGGGACGTTGGCGTAGTCTTTGAGGCCGGCGGCGTCTCCGACGTCCCCCCAGTCGATGGGACGCCGCGTATAAAAAAATCTAGGTGGAGACCGATCGCTTCCTTTTGCAGGCGAAATATTGTCGCCATCTCTTCAATGTCATCACCCGTACCGTTCATGACGAGCGGCCTGATCACGGTAGGATGATGCGCGTCAGGCAAAATTTGAACACAACCCATCATCTCGTCCAAGAGCGGCTCGGCATCATCAAAGCGCATAGTCTGGAGAACCTGCGCACCGAAGTACGCTATCGACGCCATACCGCCGCCTTTTAAGCCCTCCGGAACATCGATGCCAACCCTGCCGAGCGCGAAAAGAGCGCGCATGGCCCATTTGGCCCCTTGCATGGCGGGAAGTTCCGTAATTCTAAACCGCTTGCCGTTGTCGCGTCCCTCATCATCGATGATGACGTCTAATGTCTTGAGTGCCATCTGTCCTCGTTACTTACGTGATCGCCGCCGTGATGTGCTGCCATGCGATCGTGTATTTCCTAGGTTTCAACGTCTTGCCCGCGTCAGCTAGTGCCTGGTACGTTTTCAGCACCCCATTCGACATGGTGTATTTCAGTTTGATGCTTGGAAGAGTGATGCTGCCGGTGGCTAAGAATACGTCTTTCTGTTCCTGCTGATTAGCCCACCACGTGTCGAAGACTGAACTGGATACAGAATCGGCCTGCAGCATGATGGTCTGCATAATGGGCACAAAGATGAACCCGGCCGACAAGACACCATCCACGCCCATCATTATCTCGGCGGATTCTAGCGGGTCGGTTGCATAGATTTCATCGGTTGAGAAGCCCTGTAGCTGCTGCGGAATAGGGTAGAGCGCCGATATGCTGAGAAGATAGACGGCGTTCGCACTAGTGATCGATGCCATTTACGTAGGCTCCTTACTGAACATCAATGCTGTTGATTGTGATCTGCTGAACGCTTTGCCCATCGACGTAGAAGAAGAAAATCGGCGGGGTTTGTCTAGCCTCACGTACTTGCGGTGTCGCAGGCTGCACCTGGAAATACCATCCCTGCACCGTTAGGATCGGCGCGACGTTGGCACCAGCTGCGTTATTCACTTCTATGATCTGCGCATCCGATAATGGCACACCAGTTCGGAACGCACCAAAATTAAGGCCCGCGTTGATGGGATCCAAACACGCGGCCTCGATCATGGCGTAGCCCGCCGCATTGTACGGGATCGATGGAATGTTCTGCAGCAACTCCATAAGGGCCAGCTGCAACTGAGAATTCAGCCAAATCTGATTGACGTAGCTGTCCAGCCATTGGAATGGCCCGGAGACCGAGCCTGGATAGAACCACAGGAACGATTGGTTGGCCGTCGCGAAGGCGCCATAGAGGTTGTACCCATTGGCCACGAGATTGGCCTCAGCCGTCTGGTTCGTGACAGACGCCTGAATGCCTGGTTGGCTGCGGAACGCTGCTGTGGTTCGCCCGTTCGTGGCGCCAAAATCAAGCGATGCCGCGTATCCTGCCGCTAGCCAAGCTAAATAGCTGTTGTTAGGATCATAGATAAGACACGTGCCAGCATAATTGTTGCCGTTCGGGCCAATGAGATAGCCAAGGCTATTGGTGGCCGAAGTGCTTTGCGTTGGAGAGATATCTGTATCAGAGCAAAGGAATGCATAACGGCTATTCTGGCCACTCGCCCATGCCGCGAATGCAAGCTTTTGCGTGTTTCCGGTTCCAAAATCCGGATCGAACGCAAACAGGAACGTTGCCCAATTCTGGGTGAGGCCGGATATGCTTGTCATGAATGCGGACGGGGTTGCCGCCTCGGCCCCCTGCGATAATGCCGCGCCGGTAACAGACGTCATCAATAATGAAGCCGATAAGGTGCCGGTTGCAAAAGCGACGGTCGAGGCCGCCCCCAACACTGCAGATTGGACGATAAAAGCACCTGACACTGAATCGAATGTCACGGTAAGAGGCGTAGAAGATGCTGTGATCGCCGTGCTAACGACCGTCTGGGACGGCGTGACGTAATAGGTCCCGGTTAGCCCCGTGCCTGTCCCAAGGCCAGTGATCAGCGTTCCTGCGGTGGTTGTGCCGCCGGATAGCGTCTGACCAACCGCAAGTGTTCCGGATGCCACGGCCGTGGTGGTCATTGTTCCGTAGGTGCCGGTAATGGCCTCGCTGGCAACGACCTGCGGAGCAGACGCGGTGAATGCGTAGGTGCCGACGCCTCCAGCTGGCCCAGTTAGCTGGCTCGTAACTCTAGTGCCGGCCACGATACCCGTGCCCGCCAAGATAGTGCCAGGGACAATCGGGGCACCGCTGGCGGCTGTGACTATCAAGATGAAGTCATTCAGCGAACCGGTTATAGTCGCCGTCGAGATGGCAATCGAGCCAGTCGAGGTCGCCCCAACAACTGGGGTAGCATTCAACCCGGTCTGGATAAGCGCGGCCGCAGCAGAGAAGCTATTCGCCGCCGCTAAGCTCAGAGAGCCCGCCGTGCGCGCATAGCCGTCCACGACAACCGTAAGCGAGCCACTCATGGCTTGTAGACCAGCCACTCCAACGGCGGTGATGTTGCCGCTCCGAAGATAAGCGGCAACAGCTGTCGAATTGTATTGGGCGAATAGGAGTGCGCCTGGCTTTTGCGTCGAGTTGCTGTAGCCGTTGAAATAGACGGTCGCGCCAAGGGTTTCGGTTGCCTGCGCCCCGAAATATGACGAGACATTCGAGGCAGCTGGGAACGATTGCACAGTTCCCATTGGGACTCGCGTGCTCGACGTAAGGACGAGGCCATTTAGGAATAACGAATTACCGCCTGCGTTTAGAACGCTCGGAAGGACATTAACAACGGCTGATGCCGGAATCGTGGCCATTTTATAGAACCTCTTCCAGAGTCACTAAGAGCTGATCTGCGTAGTCTTGCGGTGGCGCGATCACCTGATTGGCCTGCAGCACGGCCTCGACGATATAGCGCGTCTCGTATTGCTGCTCTGCGTTTAGGAACGGAACCTGCTTTGGATCGTCGGCATAGAGTGGCCGAACGTCGACCCCCGATTTAAAGAAAAACAGGGTTGCGAAATCGTCCCTGAACAGGGTCGATATCGTCTGTGAATTGTCGGCGCTGTTTGGCCCATGAACATCAAGCTGGACTGTTATGCGCGTTGGCTGCAGATCGTTCTGCGTCCCGCATGCCATCTTCTCGCTGGCGACATTCTGAGATGGAAAGATCGTATAGACCCCAGGGCCACCAGGCGCACCAGATGTCTGGGATTGCACCGTCGTGCCTATGGTGACGTTCGTCCCGAAGAGAATATTAGGAACGGAAATCAGACCCAGGATCGAACTCGCGACGGTCATCACCGTGCCGCTTATCGATGCCATAAATGAACAATCGTTATGGGTATCGACATTGGTTTCGATGCGTTCGCGCCGTATCGTGGTCATTACGACAAAGTCAACGTGCTGAGGCTCAGGAACGTTGTTGTCCTGGCCTTGGATCACATCCACGCCTGACGGGAGAACTCCAATGAGGAAGTTTCGCAGAACCGTTTGTATCTGCGATTGCGATGGAACAGGAAGGAATCCCACGTTTCACCACTGGTTCGCGTAGAATTTCTGGGTCGAAGTTCCGGTGATCGAAATCTGATCGGTCTGCACCCCAAAGCCTATTGCACAATCGAATGATGATTGAGCCGCCACAATCTGATAGCTACTATCCTTCGTAGCGCTCGCTATGGGGCCAGAATATACATACATTGCAGCTGCGCCATTATTCTGAACCTTACATCCTGTACGAGTCGGATTGGCTGCAAATACAGACTGAAATGTATCCGTTACCGTGATTGTCCCGGACGCATTGACGCTAGCCCAGACAACGCAGGTAGGCCACGCAATCAGGATGGTGATAGCTATGAGTTTCCGCATTATCAGTTCCCCGTGCGCTTCTTCGCTTCGGTCAAATCCGCCGATTTGCCCGGCGCGGTCGCGATGTAGGCGGCCACAAGCGCGGCCGCATTTGCAGGGACAGCTGGCGCTAAGATGCTCGAAATGCCATTTGCCTTCAGTTTGATAGTATCCATGATGGCCCTCGCGCCAAGCTCATCATAAGCCGGGCCGGCCTGATCCTCCGTCCAAAAATTCGGCATGAATTACCCCTAGTTCCCCGGGCACATATCTGTTTGGTCTTGAAGCGTGACAGCAACGCTGACCCAATCAGCCCAATATTCTAGGACCATGGCGACCTGCCAGATAAATCCATCCGGCGTAGTGATGCGATCTCCGCCCTTATTATCCACACGAACTAGACCGTCCACACGGCCGCTGATGTAAATCTTGCGACGCTCGCCTTGGATGTTTAGCCCATCAAGCTGCATGACGTCCGTGTATTGAAGGGCCTGGATATCCCCAAATACTATCTGCGCGTTCGCGTAGGATGGTACGCGTGATCCGTCTGGGTTTGTCGTGTATCCGGTGCTGACCTGTACGATCAGGCGAATGTAAGGATTTATCGCCTGGATGTTGCCGGAGACGACTTGGTGAAGGTTCATTACGCGCTAACGACACCTAGTTGGGCCGAAATCCAGTTGTTTAAAGAGGTGCAATAATAGATACAGCGCTTCGCCTGTGTCAAAACTACTGCGGTCCCAGCTGTCCCACCATCAATCTTATCAGCCGCCTGCGGCCATACTGCTGCCGCAGCTGCGCCATTATTGAAAACAATAAACGAATCTCCGATCATCCCCGCACCAGCAGATGGGAGAGCCACGGCATCTGCGATCGTGGCACAGACTGCGATAACATTGATCTGCGCAGTAAGCGGAACCGCCCCGGCGAGCGTGTGCGTCGTGCCAGCGGTGATGGCCGGCAACACGCTATTGGTAATCACCGTTGCGGAAACATTAGACGTGTCGCCTATCTGTCCCGACCATACAGAAGTAGCTGATGGCATTGTTCCAATCCTTCTATTTGACTCGATAGTCTACGGAATTGATCATCTGGCCTGTGTCGATGAGCGGCTTGTCGAAGCCCTTGGCTGCGATCGTCGATGACTTAAGTGGAGGTGAGTTGGTGTCGACAATGCTTTGCTGCAGCTGGCCCTTAATGCCTTCGCCCATCTTCTGAAGCGTCCTAGTGGAATCGTAGTTGTTGTCGACCAACAGATGCCTAGCGGCATCTGGCCATTCGCCCTTCTTTGCGGCGATCATATGCCTGAAGAATGGGCGCGGCGGGATACCGCGCGACGACGATCCGTATTCTTGGACAGCCGCAACAAGCGCAACCTGCGTCCCGTCAGGATAACTGGCATTTTCCAGGAACCCAACATCAACCACGGACGCTTTTGTCATGCCTTCGGTAACGCCTCGTATAAAGTTGGCGAAGATATTGCCACCCTTGATCGTGGCCATCACCTGTTGCCCCAGGAACCGCCCCCGAACGAGCGCCATGGATCGAACTGTCGCTGCTGCCCTGGCATATACCGCATCGTCCGGTATGGCGCGGTAGCTTGCCAGTAAGCGACGCCGTATTTAGTCTGAGCAAACCAGGCGGCCGAGCCAGGAAGATTCATCTCTGTGCCCACACTAACAGAGCCCTGCGAGGCACTATTGATGCGCCCGACAATCTGGGATGAGTCCTGGCCGTTTATCGCCGCATTGAGCTGGCAAATATGGGCTGTCAGCATATTAAGCAGAGTTGTCTGGATAGCGTCTGTGCTGACGGGACCGCCGCCATCATTGCGGCAATAGATCGTCGCTTCGTTAAAATACGCCTGCACAAGCGTCGGATCGACTCCGGTGAACTCCGGATATCTAGCCGCCCATGCAGGGTAATTGAACGTTACGACTGCGCCCATTACGCCGAGTCCCTCGATGCTTTCTGAATGGCCGTCGTGGCTGCGCTGGCTTTTTTGGGCCAGCGAGGGTCAACCTGCGTCTCGATATTGTTCTTGAAGGTCGTCTCGGTATTTAGAGGCTCAAGACCGCTTAATGTGTTTTTGTGATCCCTAGCCCTCTTCTCGACAGCTTCGGCCTTATCATTGAAGAACACAATATTGTTCTTCACGAGATCGCTTTCAGAGTTTTGCCTGAACCATTCCGACATAAACTCTGCATCGACATTGTACGTTAGGGCATACCCACCCACGATCCGGGTATCCGAATATCCTAATGGGACAGCGAACCCCTTCAGGACAACTTCCTCTGGCCTACCGGGCTTGATGCTGCGATGTGCCTGCTTGCGCGTGCGCACACCGCCGCCAATGACCTGATCTTCAACTTCATGGAAGTCCCAGATCCTGAGCCGGAGGCCATTTGGCATCCGGCATGCTACCGTCACAGTTCCTGGCATGTTAGATACCTACCATGCTAACAAAGCAGACCGGCATGCGAATAATCGCACCCCAAGTGCCGCTCATCTCTTTCTGCTTCCACGAAGACATTTCTGGAACAATCCGGAACGAACGCATCTTTTCGTTGAATGCGCAGTAGCCGGTATCCTGGCCTTCCAACTCTTCAGCGATCAGCTGCATGAAGTTGCCTGCCGCTACGCCTTGTGGGTTCGCAGTCGAGAGCTTCCCATACTGCACCGCTGTTTCGATGCGGAGACTCGGGAAGTTCTTCTTCAGCATATCATGCACGTCGACATTGAACGAATTGATCGACGCCAAGGCCACCTCAGAAGCAGGCGACATGGAGAGAACCATCTTCGTGTCTGCGCTGACAAGTCCGCCAGTCTGGAGGACAAGCTGCTCGTACATAATCAGGATGTCCTGATAGACTTCGTTCGGCGACGCAAAGATACCGGTGGTTGGGTTAAACCACAGGTTCCCCTGGCCCGCTTCCGATTTAGCAGCTGGCGTAAGAGAGGCAGCAAGGTTAGGATCGTTGAACAACCCATAGTTCTGCAGATTCTGAATACCATAGAAGTACGTCAGATTCTGGAACTTGTTCAGCTGGGTCGCAGCGGATCTATCGATCTCGCTAATCCAGCTTAGCTTGGCTGCCCCTGCACGTGCAACTTCCCGCTCACCATATTTCTTGATGATCTGGAAGATATACGACTGTCTCTGTGGCCAGATCGCATTGACGTTGACCATGCCATTGTTGGCATAATCGCCGTAGCTGGACACTTCGCCATCATGCTCGACGGTCGGGAACATAGCCGTATCGTCGATCCAGGTTCCCTTGCGCTGCTCACCGAATATCATGGTCGCCTTGTTCGGGGCGAACAGGATCTGGTATACGACCGGATCCACCATGTTGGTGAAGATCCACGGAACACCGGAGTTTGGGTCCGTCTGGATTGCCGGCTGGGCATCAACCGCCAGAGATAGATCTGACGCCCACCCGGATGGGAGGTACGTCTTTGGCTCTACGCCTTCCTCCCAGCTCACGCCTTGCTGCATCAGATGAGCCTTGTGAGACTCAAACGACTGCCTTGCTTCCTGAAAATTCATCTAAGTCTCTCCTTTAGCCCAGCAAGTGATCGCTGATTTTGATAAGTTCCCCAGCCAGGCCAGAGGACATAGCCACCCATTTAGTCGCGATATTCGATCCGAGCACAATCGTGCCGCTAGCAGCAGTGGTAGGAGATACGCCGCCAACTGGTGCGATCGGATAGCTTCCTGCGCTTGGCAGGTTCAATTGCGTCACGGAGGCGCCGATAACGCCACCGACATTCGCGCCGCTGGACGATACGATCGTCTGTCCAACGACAACGCCGGAACCGGTGCCAGCAAGAATAAATGGCGTTGCAGTCAATGCCGTAGAGGCAACAGTCTGCTCGCCAATGCTGACGGCATACGTCCCAGCCGCGCCAGCAACGCCGGTTAGCTGAGACACAATCAGGGTGTTTGTGGCAACACCGGTTCCCGTAACTCTCGCGCCCAGATAGATGGTATTTGTTACCGTTCCAGCCGTGAGAATATTACCGGAAATAGTACCGGTGAATGTAGCCGCAGTGCCGGCCGCGATGGTGGCCGTCGTCAGGGTTGCGCCAGTCGTAGGTGCGCCCGCCCCCGCAAATGTAACGAGACCATTTGCGAAGTTTGCATATGCCGTCATTCATGAGAGTGACGGGGAACCCAGCCGGAACAAGCATGCTCGCGTCGGAGAGGAATGCCGTGATCAGGCCCTGCTGCTCGCGGTGGACGAAACCGCCCACTGGCCCCGAGCCAAAGTTGTTAGCAATTGCCGGAGCGCTGTCCGCATCAAGCGGCTGGCTTAGCCACGCAAAGGCCCCAACCGTGACACCGCTGGCCCCGGCGATAAGGCCGCCAGGCCCGGCATCTACTGACCAGTGGTGGTTGGCCGAGGCCCAATCGCCCGCGACGCCAACACCTGGAACAGTGTTAACTACCGTCTGAAAATTTCCCATTTGTCGATCTCCTTATGGAATGACGATGCGATCGGCACCGGGGAACATCTCGGCAAAGCTTTTCGCTCCAACGGCGT